ATGCTCTCAATCCGGCAGACCAAGCATTTGGCACGCGCTCTTGACACTTCTTTGGAAGGTTTATCGAAGGTACTTGAAACGGTTGACTCCTACTACGAAGAACTCATCCTTGTCGACCCCGCTAAGCCCGAGAAGCAGCGCACCGTCATCAACATTCGGGGTGAGCTTCGGCGGCTACAGACCCAGTTGTACCGACGAGTGCTGCTTCCTAAGCTCACTCCCTCCGTCTATAGCCACGGCGCTGTCCGTGGCCGTGATATCAAGAGTAACGCTCAACCACATCTTGAATCGCATTTCCTTTTCAAGACGGACATCTCTGATTTCTACCCGAGTGTTCACTCCAAGCGGGTCTACAGCCTATTCGCGGGCTCGCTTCAGTGCTCACCGGATGTTGCGCGACTATGCACGCGACTGTGTACGTTTCGCCACCATCTGGCCCTCGGGCTAATCACAAGCCCGATTCTAGCTGACCAGCTTCTGAAGCGGATCGACCGACGCATCGGTGGAGCCTGCCGGAAAGCGGGACTCATATACACTCGTTATGTTGACGACATCACCATTTCCGGCCGGTTCGACTTGGAACATAGCGGCTTCGCGGCCTTAGTGGAACGAATCCTGCAACAGGATGGCTTTGAAGCCAATCCTGCAAAACACGTTTTCGGCCGATTGGCGGATGGAACCTCAATCACAAATCTTCGTCGTGTGCGTGGGCACTTGGATGTTAAGAAGGAGTACGCGGACGAGTTGGATCGCCAACTTGACGATGCGGCGCGTCTAGCCCGTGGCGAGGAATTCCAGGGACCCTACTACACGCCGATCCAGATCCTTGGACGAGTCCGCTTCGTCTGCTGGGTCAATCCGGGGCGTCGGCGCAGGCTGATGCGCAAGTATCGTTCAGTTCGATGGGAACTCGTCCAGGCGAGTGCGTGGGAACTCGGGTTGGTCGCGGCGAAGAAAGAGCTTGTCGCAGTGGACAAACGAGCCGGATAGCTCGATTTGTCCCGCCTGGATTGCACGACCACCCGAATCGAACTGTCCTGTCGCCAGAGTTGATCGTGACTCGGCCGCCGTCAGACTGGAGACCCGGGGTAGTAGGCGCGAACCGTGTGATACTCGACGGTGACGTTGAACTTCTTCCCTGCGCTCGCCAGAAGTGCCAGGCAGTCGTTCACGTCATCGCAGTCGCCGGAGCCCACGAAATTGGCGGCGCAGGCGAACTTGTGATTGCGGCAGAACATGGACTGCGGGTGATACGTGTAGGTATTCTTGAGGACCGGCAACCTGCCGGGAGACGATTCGAAACGGTAGTCGTCGCGGTACGTGATGTACGAGCCGAATCCGCAGCGATGGAACTCGACTCGAACCACGACGTAAGACCGGCACCAGACCCACTGCCGGTACGTGGTGCCGAAGAACTCCACGAATTGGATCACCGGGTTCGAGGTTCTCAGCAGCGATGGAGTTAGCCACTGGCTGTAGGCGGTTTCTGCGGCTGCATTGCCCTCCGTTTCGTAGACCAGGGGCAAATGTGTATTGTCCCAAAGCTCCGATGCCGTCGGAAACACGACGAGATCGTAGTCGCGATCTGTGTAGGATTACTCAGTCCCAATCTGGCAGCAATTGCAGGGAGCCACGTTGGCGAGGTGGGTCTCGATCTCTTCGATGGATTGTGCCGGCCAGTAGTCGGGAACCTCCGTGAAGCTGTCGTCGTCACACAGGACCTTGAGAAAGTCCTGCATGTCGATGATGTCCTGACGCCGCCACCTGTGAGGACTGGTCACCTCTTGCAAGGGATCGTCAGGCGCCTCACACCCGTCATCCAGGGCCTGTTGTCGCTTGTCATTCGCCTGCTGGATGAGGGCGTTCCAGTCGGCCAGTCGAAACGGGCGATTCAGGTCGACCATGTCTACTCGTCCTCTTCCTGCAGGAACGCCGTGCCGGCGCCGAACCGTTCCGTGTCTGCATCGTACTTGAAGTCGAAGGTGCCCTGGACCTCACGATCGTCGGCATCGACGAGGGTGGCATCAGTGCCCATCTTGAGACGGCCGTCGCTGATCTCAGCGAAAAAGGTGGAGAACGTGGTGATGCTGTCTCCATCGCCGCCGGGGTCGCGGGAGTCGATGATTTTGGTGGTGGCGATGTCGATCAGCGTCGGCTCCGCAACCTGGTAGAAGCCGGTGTTCTCGAAGACGGGCGTGTCGATGCCGGGGAGGCGTTCGTCATAGGTGATCGCCTCGCCGACGACCGGCTCGCCGGGGTCCTTGTCGCCTTGGTCGGACGGCTTGGGATCGCCTCGGTCGGAGGTGGAACGCTTGGCGGCCTCGAAGCCGAACGGGTCGGGGTTGCCGTCGTACTCCACCCGGACGCCGCGCCGCAGGTCGTACCGGATCGGCAGGGCTCCGGTGGCGTTGCGGCCAATGCCGGTGCCGCCGTCGAACTCCTCTTCCTCTTCGATCGGCGTGGGGAACCGCAGTTCCTGCGACACGTCCGCCGGGTAGGCGAAGTCGTAGGGCTCCATCTCGCCGGCCTTCACGGGCGTCCAGCACTCGAAGTCAATCGACCGGCTATCCGAGTTGTAGTCGGCCTTCTCGACCAGCGCGAGCACGTCGGAGTTGGCGACGTAGGGGGAGTTGAAATCGAGTGTCACGGCGTCGAAGGTTTCGAGGTTGAGTTTGTGGATCGACGTAGATGTAGGCGCCTGCTGAAGCAAAGATGCCGTGCTCGACTTCGAGCTCGTCGAACGTGAGCCGGTCGAGCGTGATTTCGGTGAAGTAGATCGGCGCGGTGGCCGCGACGTGGGTGACCTTGTTGCCGTGGGCCCCTTCGTCCAGATCAAGATTGTTTTCGCCTTCGACGTAGATCGACGAATTGCGGCCCTCGGCCCAATCCCACAGCCAAAGCTGGCTTTCGGCCGAAACCCCGATTGTGGCACGGCAAGGCCGGTTGCCGAGGCGGCCAATGTGAGAACACTGGACGCCGAGACCGCCTTGCTCAATCTGCTTTCCGCTTGGCTGGTCAGCGATAGCGGACTACTGGCCCCAATGGCGTGGATCACCGTAACTGAAGCCTGATCGGCCAGTGCCAGCGTGTTCGAGGCCGCGCATTCGAACGTGGTAACGGCAATGCCGGCTGCCGAGTCTGCGAGCGCAAGAGCGCTCGAGGCCGATACGGCTCGGCTCAGATTGCGCTCGGCTTGCTGGGAGATCGTAAGAGCCGAATGGGCGAGCTTGACAACCTCCCCAGCGGCCTGGTCCGCCAGCGATAGGGAGTTGGACGCATCGACGAAGTAGCCTGTGCTGACCCCGGCAGCGTCGGATAAGCTAAGCGTGCCCGATGCAGAGCGACCGATCGTTCGATTGACGGCGACGGTGCCCGAAACCGACAGTGTGTTCGCAGCCGACCGGCCGGCGACGATGTTGCGTGACGCCGATTGCGAGAATTGAAGGTCGTTCTCTGCACCTACGAACGTGCCGTCCAACGGTGGATCGGCAGCCATCACCTCGATAGCCTGACGGGTGACGCGCAACACACGCTCGGTCGACGGGTCGGACGCCACCACCTCGGCAACCTGGCGGGTTGTCCGCAGCAATCGCGCAGCCGGCGGGTCGGAGGCCACGACTTCGGCGACTTGCCGGGTTACGCGGAGATCGGCCATGTGGAAACGTCCCTATGCTGCGGTCAGGTCCCCACCTTGATGCCGAACTGCGTGCCGTTGACCCCCGATGCCGTCCACGCGGACGACGTATCCGGGTCCGTTTCAAGAATCCGCGTGGCAACCTCGTAGTTGTCCGTGGCGATGTTGGCTGGTTGCCCGTCGCTGGTCGTGCTGCCGGACTTGACGGGCTGATAGAGATCGAAGTCTCCAGGGAACTCGTTCATCCGAACGTCCGTGTTGACCTGCAGGCCGAGGATCGGTTCCGTGGTGATCGTCGAGAGGTCGGCGTAGTCGTAGAGGTCTTCATCGCCTTGGGTGTTGCTCTCGACGTACGACGTGTCGTCGTCGGGCGGAATGTCGTCGACCATGGCCGAGTTGTCGGTGCCGGAAGCGGGCGTCCAACCGCTGGCGTCGCCGTCGGCGCTGGGGAAGATGCCCTCGATAACAACCTGACCGAGGAAGTCGTTATTGGTCGTGCCATCGGTGTCACAGATGTAGATGTCGTCCAATTCCTGATTCACAACCTGGGGCTTGAACTGCACGATTTCCGAGTCTTCATCGCCACCCCGGGTGTCGACGTTGGTATCACTGAGAACCGTGACACCATCCACACGTATTTCGTAGGAGCCGGCCGTGTCGTGAACGACGACCTTGACTTCGATGTAATGCCAGTTGTCGGTGCTCAGCGCAGGATCGGTCGTTTGGTTCAACATGGTCGAATAGAGCCACCCGAGGAAGTCCGTTTCGGTGAACCCGACCGGATCGAGCGGCTCGCTCACGTTGCCCCGAATCCGCACGAAGTTCTGCCGCAGTTGCTGCTCAGCGACCCGCGCTTCGGCCTGCTGCCGGAGCAACTCGTTGCGTCGCTCGAACTGTTTCTGGACCGCCTCACCAATCCGGGCGATGTCGCCCGCGAACTTCTCGCCGGTCAAGGCTTCCAGATCGGGAAGGAACCTGAGCTTCACTTCGAGGTCACGGGTCGATTCCTCGATCTGGGCGTTCAGTCCGGCCAACGCCTCGGGGGCGGCCCGGAGTGTCGTGATCTGTGTCGAGTCGAGCTGCCGGGACAGGTTGCGGCTGAGGTTGGTCAGATCGATGATCTGCCCAACGTCGAGGCTCTCGCTGGTAAGGGCGATCCGCCGGAACTCGCGGAACGCCTCCTGGTAGCTCACAAGCCGCTTCGCCCGCTCGGCCGCCGGGAGTTCCTTGTCGCCCTCGAACAGGCTGGCCGACTCTTGCAGCCGCACGGAGAGGACCTTCAGCCGATCGAGGTTTTGCTTCTCCCGCTCGGCGGCGCGCTGCGTCTCTTGGGCTCGCCGCTGTTGGCTTTGCCGGAGTTGCTCCTCGGCAACAAGTTGCTGTTGCAGGACGCCTCGGACGGCTTCGGCTGCCTTGGCTTCAAGTTGTCGGTTCTTCGTCCGGTCGGCGATGGCTTCGGCCTGCTTTGCGAAGGCCGCCGCCCGGTCGAACGAAGCACGCCGTTGAGGCCCCGGACCCGCGGGAAGAGCCTGGCGATCGAGGTGGTCGAGCCGTCGGTGGTCGGCTTGACCAGGGCCGTCATGGCGCCGCGGATCTGCGTGGCGGCCTCGGCCGTCTTCATGCCGCCGATCGTGATGGCGGCAAACGCTGCCTGCAGCTCGTCGAGACTGACGCCGAGCTGCGCGGCAAGTGGCGCGGCACGGCCAAAGCTGACGGCCAACTCACGTCACCCGGGTGGAAACCTCGCTAAAGACACCCGCGCCCTATAGCCGATTAGACCACGAAGAACCCGTTTTGGGTTAATCCCGAACCGGGTTTATCCTTGCCCCATTCGAGTGGGTGTCGGTTGTGACCAAATCCGTCTTCACTGAGAAGTATGAGCGGTTCCGGAAGCGCCTTATCTCGGCAAGAAAGGCGCAGGGGCTCACGCAAGTGGAAGTGGCCCGGAAACTGCACCGGCCGCAATCGTTTGTCAGCAAATACGAGCGCGGCGAGCGGCGGCTTGACGTGGTGGAGTTTCTGGAGGTCGCGCGCGCCATCGGTGTTGAGCCGAAGGCATTTATTGACGAACTAAAGGACTAGACTGGAAAAGGCACGATGGATCAAAGCCCGTATAGCAAGTTGGCCGTGGGGCAGTGGGCAGAACGAACAGCCGAACTGATTGACGCTCACCCTTTGAGCAAACAGGAAATCGTCGAAGTCGTTCTCATCGCGTGGGAGGCAATCTTTGATTCAAAGATTGGGCCCCGTGAGTTTCAGATTGGGATCCACATTTTCCCCAAGCCTCAGATAATGGGGTTCTTCCTTCACGAACTGATTCCCCTGGAGCTTGCTGCCCGGCATCCCGGAGAATGGCGCGGGGACATCACGGCCGATGAGAAAGACTTGGTCTATTTGCCACAGCGAGAATTCTCGACTGAAATCAAGACATCGTCGCACAAGACACAGATTTTCGGCAATCGGAGCTATGCGCAGAAGCCGTCCGACCCGAAGAAGAGCAAGGCCGGTTACTATCTCGCGGTCAACTTCGAGAAGTTTGAGAAAGGGAAGTCAGCCCGCCCCCAAATCCGTAGAATTCGCTTCGGCTGGTTGGAGCACACGGATTGGATTGGACAGGCGGCAGCAACGGGCCAGCAGGCACACCTGAACCCTGATTCCGAAGGCAAGAAGCTACTGATTCTGTATGATGCCAGCTAGAAAAGGACTTGCTGGGCTTCGTCTGCTCTGCGCCGTCGCAGATAGGATTCAACCCTCTGGCCAGCAATTTCAGCGTATTCAGCATTGATTTCGATCCCCACCGCAACCCGGTCGTTCATCAACGCGGCCTCTATCAGTGATCCAGACCCAACAAAGGGATCAAGAATCAGATCCCCGCGGTTGCTGCACGCTTTCACAATCCGGTCAATGACGGCAATGGGGAACTGAGCGGGATGTGCGGTTCGCTCTCTTGAACTCCGGTTCTTGCCTGAGGTCACCTTTGGAAACTGCCACACGTCTGACGGGTTCTTGCCGATAGGATTACACTTCTTTTTGCCGTTCTTCTTCTGGTTTGGATACTTGACGTTTGGGTCTCGAACATCATCCAAGTTGAAAACATAATTCCTCTGATTCTTCACGTACCAAAGGAACTTCTCATTCCGAGGCGAAAAGAACTTCTTGGCGGCAACGCCCGCCCCGTAGTTCCAGACAACCTCTTGGATCAAGTAGAAGGGGACACGATCCCAGAGCAGGTACGGAATTGGGATTGCGTTCGCGCGCTGAGCCAATGAGACATAGCCGAGGTTAAGCCAGAAAGCACCACTTCGCATAGTCAAACGGTGAATCTCTCGGATCCACGATTCACACCAGTCAATGTACTTTCCAATCGACAACGCCTCCTCATATTCCTTCCCAATGTTGTACGGCGGGGAGGTCACAGTCAGCGGGATAACTTCATCAGGCAACTGCCTCATAAGCTCCAGACAATCACCTTGATATATCGCGTACCCGGCCCCTGAATGTGCCGGGGTTCCCAAGACTGACATGACGGTGCCAAGTGAATTCTTCATTCTGCTCTCTGCTCTCGGTGTCTGCATACACCACCTGCGGATAACCCATTTTGGGTTATTCTAGCGATTCGTTGGCAGTGTTGTCAACCCAATTTGGAAAGCGCACGCAAGTACACTAGATTCTCGCGCGTACGTCAACCCCTTTCCGGCCTTCGGCGAGTGAACGGGGGCAAGATGGGCAGCTTGGAAAACAAGAATCCGCCACTCGTAAGCGTAGGTGTACAGAAAATCGGTCCCATATCTTGAGTCGCGCAGCGTATCTGCTACAATATATGGGATTCGCGCAGTGAAACCGGGCGGACGGTCCGCCCGACGAAGCCGGACCGGGTGACACTCATGGAGGATTACACGATGAGTAAACCCAAAGGATTGAAGCCGGGGCAGCCCGCGCCGGCTTCGGGCCAGTATCAGCAGATTGGCCCCAAAGGCGGGAAGGGACCGGAAGTCACGTCCGTCAAGGGCGAACCGCTCCCGCCCACCTCGAAACCCGGATCGACATACAAGCTGGTCGATCCAAGCAAGAACAAGTCGGGAAAGGTGTGATTGGATTTCCGACGCTACCCCGCCCGCGACCCGGCGGGCGGGGCTGTTTCTTCTCAATGCTTCTGGAAGGAAAACGTTATGAGTGAAGCGCCCACAATAATGTGGACCGGCCAATCGGGGAAACAATACCAATACTGGATTTACCCCATCGGCACTTCCTTCAAGGAAGAGCACGGTAACTACATCTTCGCCAAAGAGACGAGCCCAGGACGTTGGACGCCTTGCTATATTGGGCAGACTGAGAACCTGAACCAACGTTTGGGCGATCATGAGAAGGAAGCCTGCGCCAAGAGGCACGGGGCAACTCATATACACGTCCACTTGAACAACGGTGGTAAGGCTGCCAGGTGTGCGGAAGAGGCAGACCTTATCCAGAAATGGAAACCCCCATGCAATGAACAGTTGACGTAGTCCAACACGGGCTAATCTGACTGCGCTGACCGAGACGGTCGCCTCGCCCAGGTCGAATTCCTTGCTGTCGGCGCGGAAGTCGGGGAAGATCGAGATTTCCATGTCGGCACCGCCGCACGGCGGGATGTGCTCGACTTCGACGTCCACGGCGTAGGGCTCGCACGGGTCGGCCGAACTGCTGACCCACTCGGCGGCCCCGCCTTTGCCCTTGATGGCGTCCATCGGCGTGATGGCCTCGCCCGTGCCGGTGGTGACGAACTCGTAGACGAAGTCGAGGTTCACGTCCATCGGCACCTGGTTGCCCTCGCGCACGGTGTCCAACTGGCCGCGATCCAACTCGTACTCGTACTCCGAGTTTTCGGTGTATGTCAGGTTGCCATCGCCGACCTTTACGTCGATCTGCTGGGGCAGGAACGTAATCACCGCATCATCGACTGGGATGCCGGCGGCGGTAGCCAGGGCGGGTGTGAACTCGATGTTCGTGGTCGTCGCGCTGCCATCGGCGGGCGTGCGACCGGTCACGGTGTAGGTCACGTCGGTCGCGCCGACGACCGTGAACCGGGCCCCGATCGGGATCACGTCGGTCCCCAGCTTGCCGTTGACCACTACGGTGTCGATGTCGAAATCCGTGTCGCCGTCGGCCGGGGCTGTGGTCGGCTCATTGACGGCGGCCGTGCCGCTGAATCCGTCCTTGACGCGAATGGTGGCATGGCGAAGTTCGATGCGTGCCATGGATTATTCTCCGTTGGTTGAGAGGAAGAGGTGATACCGGGCGTCAACCGCGCTCTGGCGAATCCGATCGTCCCGGCTGATCTGTCCGAAGTGGATCACCCGGACTGCATCCCGCTTGCCGGAGCGGAGCGTGAGCGGTCCGAACTGTTTGAGCAGCCACATCAGGTCCATGAAGTCGTCCACGGTGCATTCCTCGACAGCATTGGAGAGAAGACGAGAAGAACAGAAGGCGGGAAGGGACGCCCGGCGCGGAGCGGGCCGCACCGGGCGATCCCCAAGAGATGCGAGGGCGATTAGCCCTGGAGCACCACGGCCAGGTCCGGATCGAGGACCGCAACACCGGCCAGGATGTCCATGTTGACGACCGTGCCCTGCTTGATGCTGTTGTATTGCATCGTCACACGCATGGCGATGTCGTTGTAGGACGCCACGGCGGCCATCACGCCCATCGACTGGTTGGGCAGCGCCAGCGGTCGAGTGATCAAGGCCAGGGCGTCGCGGTGCAGCGCGAGGTTCATCGCGCCGGCCGGACCGGGGAAGGCCAGGTCGTTGTCGGCCAGGGCGGTTTCCAGTGGGCGGTCGAGCCAGATGACCCGATCGGAGCCGGACGCCTCGGACTCGATCACCGTGTAGGTGTGGCGGCTGCCACCGGCGCCGAACGAGACGATCTGACCGATCTGAAGCGGCTGAGTGAAGCCGTCGATCGTGATGCCCTTGGTGTAGTCGGCCGGATAAGCGCCCTTGACGCTCTGGGCCTTGTACACGATGATGGCCGCGCCGAGTACCAGGTTCCGGCCCGTCACCGGGGCCTTGTTGTCGTTGAGCACCTTGCGGGCTTCCAGCAGGTAGTCCTTCGAGTTCGTCTCGTCGAGGTTGAGCAAACGCCCAACGCGGCCGGCGGGACCGGCCAGGAATTTGTGGACCTGGCCCAAGACGGCGCGATCGACGCCGTGGGCGATGACCTGCATCGCCGGCAACAGGTAGATCGCCACCAATTCCTGGAACGACTTGCTCGCCTCGCCGTCCTTGATGACAAACGAGTTGTAGATGTGTTGGTCGAGCGGGACCTGCACGTTGGTCGAGCGGGCGTCCTGCGTCTCGTCGTCGTCGTCATCCGTCTTACGGCGGATCTTGAAGCTGGCCGGCTGCCGGGTGTTGACCACATCGCCGAACTCGCGGACCTCGTCCTCGAAGTCGCGGTGGACCATCGCGGCCGCCACCATGTTCTCTTCGAGGATCGCCAGGCCCTCTTGCGCCCACCGCTCGGGAATGTAGGCGTCGTTGTCGTCGGCGTAGCAGGTGGGCTCTGCCGGGGAGAGGTCTATTGCGCGGTCTACCGTCGCCGTACGTCTGCCATGGTAGCAGATAGGGTTACAGCTGTTCGATTTCCACGAGCATTGGCATCAGCAACGCATAGATGATAAGACCAGCTGCGACGATCGCCGCGAGATTCATTGCGACGGTCAGCACCTTTCGCGGTAGCCAGAGCTCCTTGATAAGGAAGGCGCCCATCAATGACATCGCTGCTGCAACATACAACACTACTCGCTCGTACGCGATGTATCGAAAAGACGGAGGAAGCTTAGCAGGGGTCTCTTCGACAAATCCGTACACATCACTGACGGTCTTCAAGTATGAAGCAGGAAACGTAACAGCGAGCACGCACGCGGTGATTAACGCGGCTACTGCAAGAGCTAGGAACAGCCAACTGATGGCTGTGATTACCCGATTTCGTGGCCGCTCATTAGTTACGGAACTTGCACTCACCATCTCGCCATCTCCTTGGCGCTACGGACAATCATTATCGGGGTCACATGCTTGACCACCCGCAGTCGCTTAAATCAGGGCCGAAACCAGTTGTCAAGGAGCGTCTGCCGATGATTTTCAGGGAGTTTCAGGGACATCGGACGGTTCCTCGGGCTTCGAGCAGGCCCACGACAAGATGTCTTCGACCTGGTAACTGTACAAGTACGGCCGTCGTCCGGTGGCGTCCGCCAGCGTACCGACCCCTTCGACGACCGGATGGTCTACGTACACGCCAACGCGGCCCATCACCAACAGGTCGGTCAGCACCTTCATGCCCAGGAAGGCCGTCATCGTCGCACCCCGGCGATCGACGCCGCCTTCCAGGCCGGCCACGGCCTGCTGGTAGGCACCGCTCCCGCCGGTCCGCAGCACGTCGGTCATCCGCTGATAGATTGAATTGCGGATGTCGTTCACGGCCGCCTTGGCGAACGCCGGGATCGGCGTGACCGCCCTACGGCTATTGAAATCGCTTCGCTCTTCCCGGGCGCTGAACTGCTCAAGAAAACGGTCGCGGAACTCGTCGCCGCCGCGGTAGGTCAGTCGCCACTTCTCCCAGTCCGACATGCAGGACAGGTAGTTCGGGTGCCGGCTGTCGATGATGTTGTACGAAGGCCGTTTCATGTGTCCGTGCCGGACGGGCGATTGCGTGCGTCGTGGTTGCCGGAACCGCCCGAGCGATGCACTCAGCCAGTTGGTCCGATCCACGGTGGCCAGCGGAGCCCCATCGTCGTCGTCCGTGATCGAGATTTCCTTGGCCGTCACGCCCCGGCGATACCGGCACAGCCACACGTAGCCGGGGAACCGCTTGGCAAACCGCCGAGCCTCCATCGGCCAGGGATCGGCGTCGATCACGCAGGCCAGCACCTGCCACTCCCGCATCAGTTCGTCGAGCCGCTGGTCCCACTCGTCTTCGTAGAACTTGCCTTCCCATAAGACCTTGGCCGTGGCCGTGGCCGCTACGTTCAAGTCTTGCGAATAGCGATCGAAGAACCACTCGCAGACCTCGAACCACTCGCAGACCTCGACGTAGCTCCACTTGCCCTGATCCACGCCCATCGTGATGATCCGTTGGCCGCCGATCTCCGGCCGCGGATCGTCCTTGGTGTGGTTGCGGATGCACGCCGCGAGGTCTTCGTCGGTAACCTTGGCGCCGTCGCCGATGAACGGCAGCCCGAGCTTCGAGTTGTGGAATTCCTTGTTGGCCAGTTCGTCGCCGAAGCCACGAAAGTAGGCCACGACCACCTCGCCTGGCGTGACGGTGTAACTGTACAACTGGTTGATGTGAAAGCCGCGAATGTCCGGGTTGGCGTTCTCCGCCGTGGCATGCCAGGTTCCCGTGGCCAGCCACTCGGGCTTCGTCTCGTGGGTCAGTCGGTGCTTGCATTCCTTGCACTTGAGGAACGATTCGTGACACCGAATGTCGGCGACGTGCTCCCCGATGATCTCCACGCAGTCCGGCCACACGAACTCGGTCCACCGCGAGCAGCACGGGCACTTGAAGACGAAGTGCTCTTGCGTGCTGGTGAGATACAGCTTGTGGATGCCGTAGTTCGGGATGGTCGGCGTCGAGATGCCCCAGACGTGCTTGTGGACCTGCCCGGAAAGCCGCTCCAAGGCAAGCCATATCTGCTTCTGATCCATCTCGTCGATTTCGTCCAAGAACAACTCGGACACCGGGATGGATTTCAAGTTGCTGTCGCCGCGCGAGCCGCGAATGTAGAGGGTGTTGGCGCCGGCCTGTTTCAGGTTGACCGTGTTTGTGTCCGTGAAAATCTCGGCCAGCTTGGGACTCAGCGCTAGCGCCGTAGCAAACCGGGCCTTGGAAAAGTCGCTCGCGTTCAGGGCAGTTGGCAACACATAGAGTACGTCGCGCCTCAGTTTGTCGAGCACGTAGAGCGCCCGGTTGATCGCCACCTCCGTCACGCCCGCCTGTGCCGACTTCATTGCGTAGTTGAACGACGCGCTGGAGTCGTGCATCTCCCGGACCCAGGGATGGTAGGTCCACGAGTATGGGCCGGGGAACGGCTCGCCCATGACCCGACGGTTGGCCGCCCAACGCGAACAGCTTGTCAACGACCGGTCCGTGAGACCGTCCACGATGGATTGCCGAAGCTCGTTGATCAGGTTGCTCACCGTCCGGCCTCTTGTCGGGAAATCGCACGCCCGAGTGGCAGACGAGCAGCAGCAAGAGGGCGGTCATTGCTTGGAAGACTGTCACGATCATTCGGGCGTTCTTGTGGCTTACAGTTGGCGAACTTCGGACTTGGGCGTGTCCACCTTCTTTTCGGTAGGCTTCTCCGCCGGCTTCTGGCTGATTGTGTCAGTGGGCTTGGACTTCGCCGGAGGCCGCTCTGCCGGCTTCGCCGAGGTTTCGCTCAGGGCCTTCAGGACGATCGGCTCCATCCGCTTGTCGGGCTCGCCGCGGGTGTCACACAGTTGAGCCGTGACTTCGATCCGGTCCTCGCGTATCCCCCTCGGGATCGCTACTTCCAAGGTCGAATGGGAATCGTCCAGAGTTGTCGTGGTCTCGCCCTTCGGCGTCTTCACCGTCACGCGGACCAACGGGTGTGTCTGGCTCGACGGCAGGGTCACTGTCAACATGGTCTTGTTCCTCGATGGTTTGGATGATCTGGTCCAGGTCGTCCCGCAGGACGGTCAATTGCGGGACCGAACAGCCGGGGATGCCGGTCATTGCGTAGGTTTCCAGCATCCGAAGGTGGGCACCAACGGCCGTGCAGGCCCGAGCCCAAAGCCCCGCTCCTTGATCGTGCGTGAACTGTTCGGGCGTAATGACCGGCCCCACTACCGGCGACACGTTCTTTGTCTGGCCGCAACCGGGGCACGGGTCCTTCTCGATCGGCCGAGCCAGGTTCGTTCCCGGCTGCGGGCCGCGTTGGTTCATCGGGTCGTTGCGAACGGCCATGGGTGCCTCCGGGTTAGAACAATCGCAGAATGAAACGGAGGATTTTGATGAGCAGCAGGATGTTGCTTGTCCGCTCCACTTCCTTGCCATCCTTCAGCACGATGTAGGTGGGCAGTCGCCGGACCCGGTACTTCCGCACCAGGTCGGGCCGGGCGTCGTAGTCGATCTCGACCACCTTGACACCGCGCCGTCGCAGTTCGGCCAGCTTGGGTTTGTCGCGCTGGCACGGCTGACACCAGTCGGCCGTGAAGGCGTAGACCTGGTGGTTGGGGGTCGGACGCCTTCGCGCTCCATCTTGTCGGCCAGGCCCTCGGCCCATTCACCGTTGCCGTAGGTCCGCCGCCAGTAGTCGGCCGTCGCGTAGCGGCCTTGCCATTGGAACAACGAGATCATCGAGGCGTGGACGCACGCCCCCTCTCCCTGACTGCCTCGCCAATTGGCTTGGCGCAGGGCCACCGGCAGATTGACGGTCGGGTACTCGATCGGGACTGCCGGCGCACGACGGTTGTCTACCGGCGATTCCTCGAAACGGATCTCAATGCCATCGCACCCGGCGAGGACAGCCAAGAGCAACGCGAATGCGAACAGACGTTTCACTTCAACCTCCAAGGTTTGAGCAGGATGCCTCGCCGCCGTTCGGTCCGAACCAGTCGGTTTGGGCTCCAACGGCTTACGTGGTCGGTGCGAAACACGCCAACACGGGCGTGTGCCGCGGCGCAGTATTCCGAGCAGAACAAGCTCGAAAGGTCCTGCCGCCGCAGCTTCGATTCCAGCCACGACCACCCGATCCCGCCGGCTCGAAACGCGCCAATGGCGTCGTAGTCCTTGCCGATGTATTCCAGCAGGAACGTGCTCAGTCGTTGTGACTCAAAGGCGTAAAGTGGTCGACACAATGGGTAATACCAGACCCTTCCACCGCATGCCTCGACACACTCGTCGATCCGATGGGCCTGCGTGCCCCAGATCGGCTTGCCCTGAATCGCGCAGGACAGTTCCGAGAGCGACGTCGATTCAAACAGCAGCAGTTCGCCTTCGTGCTCGCCGATGATGCCGACGTGGCTGAGGCTCCAGAACGGGATGCCGTGGGTCGCCAGGTTGATCCCCACGCTCAGCCAGCTATCGCCGCTGAAACCGATAATGTCGCCGGCCTTGGGCTCGGGCCGAGCTTTGTGGGAACGCAGAAGGATCATGGTGGGATGTCCGAACGGACAGTTGATAGGTGGGAAAGGGCCCGACGAGCGGTCACGTTGCCGCGTTCAGCTCGGATAAGCCATGGTTCGCTTCCGAAACCGTTCTATCCATGGGACGGCACACGTAGTCGCCAGTCCGGCACGGACCAGCCGGGCCACCCGGCCGGCACCATCTCGTTTGCCGCGCCGGGGTTTGTAAGAAGGGATGGCGGGAGGGCAGGAAAAGGTGGGAGGAAGGTAGGATCAATTGGCCGTGGTGCCGGCTGCGACGATCGCCTCAACGATTCGACGGTTGATACGATCGACGATCACCTCGTAGTCGTCAATGCCTTCAAGTTCTTCAACGATGATCTGGGAAATGGACTGGCCCAGCGCGAGCACGGTCGGCTTGGAGAGAAGGGCACCGAGGTTCTGTTCAATGGTGTGCGCCGATTTGACAAGCCGCTCCACGGTCAACAGGGCCGTGTTGATCGGCCCGAAGGCCGAGATCAGGTCGCTGTCGTTCTTGACCTTGTTGAACCGTTCCTCAATCAACATCCGGGCCAACGCGATCTCGTCCCTGAGCGACTTGATCTGCTCGTGCTCCGACAACTGGGCCAGTCG